TAAGGTTACTATAAGTCACTATTTAAGCCACTGTCAAACGGTGAACATACGCTTATTTTTTAAATTTTTAGTACCTGGTGCTAAATTCAGTTCACATAAAGTTTACAATAGTGGGACTAAAAGTGTCCCGAATGTGCTAAACTTTCTTTATTTTGAATCTGTTATGCGGGAGACGTTCGGGTCACTTTTAGTATTACGCAAAGAAAACATAAATACCCTTAAAGGTTACCTAATGGAGCCTTTAAGGGTATTTTTTTCGTTGATCAGTTAAATTAAGTGTCACATATATTGAAGAACTTAAAGATAACTTAAAGTGTCTTAAAATTTATATTAAAAGTTTCCGACACTATAGGGTTATTTGTGCGCTAAAATATTACTAATGATATTTAGGTTATAAATTAAATTAAACGAAGAAATAAAGACACCTTGAAAGCGTCCTTTTGGATACCTTCAAGGTGTCTTTTGATTTTATTTGTTGTCTGTTTTCTTTCTATTACAAATAAATAATCACATCAGAACTTAGTTTTGCTTCTTCATCTTCTACTGCTTTACTTTCTGATTCCCATTCAGAACTATAATTCATTTTCTGTCCTTCGTTAAATGCTCTATTTATTAAAGCAGAAATTTGTTGTGCTGAGTGGTAGGGAATTGCAAAGCCTTTCGTAGGTTTAAAGCCTGTTTTAAGTTTTACAGCCTTTACGACTGAAATGTACCCTTTTGTATCTTTCTTGCATAGATAAACAGAAACTTTTTGTTTTTCTGAACTCATTAAAGAACCTATTAAAGTTTCTTCATCCCATACAAAAGCAGGCTTTGCATTTCGTGCTGTAGTTGTTTTCTTTACAGTCATTTTTCTGTATCTCCTTTATGAATTTTTATAGAGTAACCATATTTTTCTACTATTTCTGACAGCTCTAGGTATTTAAAAGAACCTGAATTAATACGTCTATTGATACCTGATTGTTCTATTTTTACTTCTTTTGACAACTCTGTTTCACTTTTCCCTATATCAATTAAAAATTTCTTCCAATCTTTTATAAAATCTTCCTTTTTCATCTACATCTCACCTTCTTTCTTTTTCTTCATTATATAGTCTTAAAATAATGTTGTCAACATCAAAAATAATAAAAAAAATATCAAAAAAGGTATTGACAATATTAAAAATACCATTTATGATATAGACAACATCAAAAATGATATTGAAACAAAATCAAAAGGAGGAACAAAAATGACAACTAACAACACTTATACACCTTACAGTGCCATGCAGTCAAAACTGGAGCAACTCCGAGACTTTCGAGGTAGCTCCGCAATGGCAGTCTTTACAGGTCGCCATTATATCGTAAAAAGCTATGACACGCTTATGTTGGATTTAGACACCAAAACAGGAGAACTACTTTTTAACAACTGTTATTACAGCATAACAACATCGAAATTACAGAACATGCTAAAGGCGGCTTTTAACCTTACAGAGTGCAAGGAAAGAAAATGTTTTCTTATGATTAAGGGCAGTATAAAACACTTTGAGACCTTAAAGGAGGCGTATAAATAATGATGATTTGTGAAGATATAGCCTTTAGCGAATTTAAATTTTGGGGTGGAGCAAAGGAAACCGTGGCATATCTTACAGATGCCGAGGGTCAACGAATATTTGACTTGTTGGAAAATGAGTATGAGTGTCAACCACTTACTAGAACAGATGTAAATGATTTCTTCTGGTTTGAAGATGACAGAATAGCAGAGTGGCTAGGTTATGACGATTGGGAATCATTAATGGATAATAGAGAATAACCATTTGTGTCTTGTCGCTGACCTTTAGGGCAACCTAGAGGTTAGCAGAGAGGATACAACCTCTATAAAACAGTCAAGGAGGAGTTTACATGATCGACAGTATCGAACAACTTACACTCAGGACAGGGCAAGAAGTAATCATAATGAGCCACAGGGATATTATTGACACAATAAGGGATACACTAGGTGACCCGCTGGCTGACCTTGTAGCCGCTGAACTAGCTCACGCAACCAAAAGCTACGAAGATGAACTAAAAGGCTATGAAGCAGCCATACAAGAGAAAGAGGGTATAGCAGATAGTTACGCCGCAGCCCTGCGGGACATTAGTGATGAATTAGAGGTACTAGAGGGACTGCTGGAAGCCCCACGTCTGAACAGAGATAAAGTTAAAACTAGTACCGAAAATATCAGAAAAATTATAGATGAAACATTTTAAACAGGAGGAAATTATTATGACAAAAGACAAAATTATCATGGTTCTTGTCTTAGCTAGCCTAGCGATTGACTGGGACACAACTTTAAGGAACTTCGGGCTATAAAGCGTTGTCTTGCTAGTGCCTACAAGCTGACTTGTGGGCACTATGGAGGATAACTCCAAGGATTCCACTTTGGCACCTAAAGAATGACTAAAAAGATAACAGGAGGAATGATTTTATTATGAACAACACCAACAAAATTCAAGTATTCCAAAATGAAGCCTTTGGACAGGTCAGAGTTATCACCAAGGACGGTGAGCCATGGTTTGTCGGAAAAGAGATTGCAGAAAAGTTAGGGTATAGCAATTCACGGAAAGCATTAGCTGACCATGTAAAAGATAACCACAAGGGGGTAACGAAATGTGACACCCTCGGTGGAAAACAACAACTTACTATCATTGACGAAGCAGGTTTTTATAGCTTAGTCCTGCGGTCAAAACTTCCTAGTGCTGAAGCTTTCCAAGAATGGGTAACCTCGGAAGTCCTTCCGGCGATCCGCAAGCACAAAATGTATCTCACACCTGAAACTGCAAAGGAAGCCATAGACGACCCTAGTGTATTCCTTGCTAAAGCTATGTTAGTGGCAAATGATGTTATTGAACAGCAGAAGACCAAGATTGTCGAACAACGTCAAGAAATCCTAAAGCTGACACCGAAAGCCGAAAAGTACGACAAATATATGAAAGCCGAGGATAGCTATACGGTGTCTGATGTTGCTATGATGAATGGTTTATCGCCTGATAAACTCTTTAACTACTTAAGGAATATTGGGTGGCTCCGTAAGCCATACAGAGGGGCACACGAACTCACCAAGAACGCACCTACGGGTTACTTTAAGATTATCCGTACCTATTTTAATGGCTGTGTGCGTGGTACTCAAATCAGAGTGACCGTTGAGGGTTACCGTAATATCAGCAACTTATTATCTGCTAGAAAAGCTTTATAAATTACCTAAAAACTATACAAATGAATAGCGATATACAATAAATAAAACCTACCTTTTTGCTTACGATTACAATACGAACATAAAGCGAACAAATTGTAAACAAAAAGTGTTACAGAAAGGTGGGTTTATTTATTTTCGCCTTGAATACCGAACATAAGTTTGCAATAATACTATAGTCACAAATAAATGTTCGCATAAAAGGAGGACGAAGTAAATGGAAAAATGGATTGAAATGTTTGGTGAGGAAGCAGTAAGTAAGCAACTTGAACTTGAAGCCCGCTATAAGGTTATAGGACAAGAAGCAACCCGTAGAGCCTATGAACAAGCACGTACAGAAGACGGTGGAGTCACTCGCACCAACCTAGGGCAGAAGATTTTAGGACATCAATTTGAAGCAGTGAATACTGGAATTAAAACATTTATTGATGCCTGTTTGAAACCACACAGAGGAACAAAACCAAGTTATGTTTTGATCGTCGAAAATATTAAGGAAATATATGGCGAACATGAAGAACGTATGTTTGGAATTATAACCTTGACAGTATTCTCGGTGTTACTTAATGGCGTCTTACGGAAAAACTGCCAGCACTCTAATTTATGTCAGACCATTGCTAAAGAACTCTATGACGAAGTAAAGTTACAAGCATTTCTTAATTGCCACGAAGGGAAAGCCACAAGTGTCCTCACAGGTTTAGAAAAACGTGTTCAAGCACTGTATCGACGTGCATATGCTTTAGCACGTATGGAGCATGAGAATTTTTCGTTTGCGGAATGGAACAAGCAAGATGCTATGCAATTATCCGCTAGTTTAATTCAAGTTGTGCTTAAGGTCAGTAACTACTTTGAAGAATATAAGCATGACAATATTTTAGAAATTCAACCCTCTCAAAGTCTTCTTGACGGTTGGAATAAGAACGAAGCAAAAATTATTGAGTCGTCTTATCGCTTATGCCCGACGATCTTACCGCCAAGGCAATGGGAGAACTATATGGACGGCGGGTACTATGGAGAGTTACAAAGTACCTCTAAGCTTCTAAGAGTGCACCGTCAGCAGGACGTTTTTACTAAGTCTTATATGTCTACGCTAAATCAGTTGGAGCTTGAAGGAGTACGCAAGGCTATCAATGCAATTCAAGCTACTCCTTGGGTAATAAATAAAGAAGTCTTGGAGGTACTACAAGAATTAGTCAAACGTGGTGGCGGTATCGCAGGTATACCGAACCTCAAAGAAAGCGTACCGCCTAGTGTTTTACCACCCAACTACACGGATGAACAACTTAAGGCACACAAAAAGAAACTTGCAGGCTGGTACAGAAGTGAGACAAGGCGTAAAAGTATTTGTCTTAGAGCTTTAACCAATATCAGAACTGCTGAAGAATTTAAAGATTATGAAAGAATATATTTTCCCTGCAATATGGATTTTAGGGGACGTGTTTATCCGATACCTAGTTTTAATTTCCAAGGTGATGACATCAATAAATCACTGATCTTATTTGCAGACGCACCAGCTTGTGAAGACGAGAATTGCTGGGACTGGTTACTTATTGAAGGAGCTAATTTAGCTGGTGTAGATAAAGTCAGCTATGATGACCGCAAGCAGTGGGTACTGGATAATGAGCATTTGATTTTAATGTCTGCGAAGGAACCGTTAGGGAACTTATGGTGGGCAGAACAAGACTCCCCCTGTCAATTCCTTGCTTGGTGTTTTGAATATAAAAAAGCTAAGGAATATATCAAGGAACACGGTAGCATCATAGGGTTTACTACAGGTATCAATGTAGCTTTTGATGGTACGTGCTCAGGGCTTCAGCACTTCAGTGCAATACTTAGAGACCCTATTGGTGGACAGGCGGTAAACCTCGTACCTTCAAATAAACCTAATGATATTTATGCTATTGTCGCCGCAAAAGTCAATGAGGTGCTAAAAGAAGATGCCCGAACTGGCACTACAGACGAAGATGCGGAAGACAAGGAGGGTAATAGTTACCTTAAATACGGTACAAGGACTTTGGCTCAACAATGGTTAGCCTTTGGGGTTACCCGAAAGGTAACAAAACGCTCTGTTATGACTCTTGCATATGGTTCTAAGGAATATGGATTTCGAGATCAAATTTTGGTAGATACTATTCAACCTGATATTGATGCTAAAGCTGAAGCTTCTATTTTTGCAGACAGTAAGAACCAAGCGGCTCGGTACTTAGCTAAATTAGTATGGGATGCTGTAGGTACGACCGTAGTTAAAGCTGTAGAGGGTATGAAATGGTTACAAGATTGTGCAAAAGCTGTTACCAAAGACAAACAGGTTGTGTCGTGGATTACACCAATGGGCTTACTCGTTCAGCAATCATACATGGAAGTCAAGTCTACGACCGTTATGGTACGGTGTGCTGGAAAGCGACTGCGTTTATATGATAACACCGCAACAGGGGACATTGACAAACGTAAACAAGCATCAGGTATAGCACCTAATTTCATTCATAGTATGGACGCCGCACATCTTCAGTTGACAGTTTGTAGTTGTGTAGACCAAAATATCAAACATTTCGCAATGATACATGATAGCTATGGCGCACCTTTAGCACAAGCACAGAAAATGTATGAGATTGTAAGACAATCTTTTATCACGATGTATACCGAAAATGATGTCTTGGAAAATTTCAGAAATGATATGAGTCTCTTGACTACTCAGAAATTACCTAAACCACCCCAAAAAGGTGATTTAGACATCAATATAGTTTTAGATAGCAAGTACATCTTCTCGTGACAAATGTCCTGTGGTAGAAAGTGTCACAGATATTGGAGAAAGGAACCATAAGGTAACTTAAAGATTACCTGATAGTTTTACTAAGGGTATTATTTATAGATTGTCTTATAAATATAACTACTATTAGTCATAACCTATATGGTTCCTTAAAGTCTCCTAAAAGAAAACCTAAGGAGGAATTAAGTAATTATGAACAGACAAGATTTTGAAAGGTATATTGAGCAAGGAGGTCGGCTGTTTGTCGTCCGTGATGATATGGACGATGATAATGGGTCTGGTTGGCTCAAAAAAGGTGAAATAGTTGAACTCAAATGTGATGATGGATCATCCTGTCCTTCTTTCTACTACCCTAATAAAGAAAAAAGAGAAAGAAGGTATCCTCAGGATGATTGGAGGTTTATTAACTTATGCAGTCTTAATGCTTACGCACAAGTTAGCAACGCACACTACGACACCTTACATCAACCAATAGAAACCATGCAAGCCAATATGACACCCGAAGCATTTCGTGGTTACCTGCGTGGTAATATCATCAAATATACGTGTCGTATAGGACGTAAGGATGGCGAAGGAGAGCTTAAGGAAGCTAAGAAAATACAAGACTACGCAAAATGGCTCGTTGAGAGTCTTGAAGGTAAAACTATTAACCCGAGAGAGG